CGGCTTTCCGGCTATTTGAACTGATGGTCATGGACGGAACTCCTGGACGATTGTGAAGAGACTAAGCATTCTGGTTGTGGATACGGGTACCTTACTGTCTCGACGATTCGCTTGCTTTGCCAGTGGCAAGGCCTCGAACATAGTCAACATCAGAGGTGGGTTTAATCTTGCCGCGCTCGACATCGACCGCATATCCGATCGGTCTGCCAAGCACGGTGACGGGGATGCCGGTGGCCAGGCTGATCATCGTCAAAATGTCGCGGACATTCTTGCCGGTGACCTCTTTGGACGGGTCGGCGATGTTGATGCCAGCCTTAACCACGCCTACCGTCGCGCCCTCGAGCGTTGAGACGGACGGGCTGGTGGTCATGCGGTCATCGTACGGCTTGTTGTTGAATGCGTTGAATGGCACGGTGGCCGCAGTACCGAACGGCACCAAAGCAACAGCGCCACGCACTTGCGAACCAAAGAACCAGGACATGAAGACATCGAGGTAACCGTCGTCGTCTTCATCGTCCCAGCCGCCGCCAAGCGACCGAACAATGGCATCAGCGACAAGCATTGGCAAACCAAAGCCAAGCAGGTATTGCATGAACAACTTGCCCTTGTTGCCGCGCCATCCAAGATCGCGGAAGATCTTGATGTATTCGGTGGCATTCAAGTTTGCCATCATGTTGAAGTAGCCAGAGAACTGAATCAGCGTCTTGTAGAACGGTGATCCAACTTCAAACGCAGACAAGTCTTCAGGCTGTAGGCTTGACTGTGTCATACGCACTGCGGCGTCTGCACGCTTGATGGCTTCTTTGCTTGCGGCCTCTTCGCTGACATCGACGCCAGCCTCGGCCACAGCCTGGTTGTATGCGCCAACCCAGGTCACGATGTCGACAAAATTCTGGAAGGCTTGTTGCAAGAAGTAGCCATGCTTGTTGGACCACTTCTGCACCTTTTCAAATTTGGTCGGATTCAACAGCAAATCGTTCATCAAGTCTTGCACTTCGACCATCTGGTTGCTCATGCGGTCTGCCATAAACGGCGACAACTCGGCAACAAACTCGGCTTGCGCAGTCGGACTCTTCATGTAGTCAACCAGGGCCGTTTTCAAATATTTACCTTGCACCTTGATCAGTGAAGTAAAGAAGCCAGTTGCTTGTTGCAATGCGTTGGTAATGTTGCCAAACATGATGCCGATGCCGGTGCGGTTGCGCACAGCACGCCAGAAGGTATCGATGCTCCTATTCATGCCAGCCTCGCTTGTGATCTGTCGGGCAGATCGGTTAAGCCATGGGATCAGCATGTCCTCGATCACAGTCGGATCGATGCGAGTGAGCGTGTCTGCAAAGTCTCGCTTGCGCAAGATTTTGAGCGTGTCACGGATGGTCGGTTGCACGCGGGCAAAACGGATCACATCGTCGATGTGCTTGGCCATCACGCGAATGTCTAAAGACAAAGGCTTGTTGTACTCGACGCGGCCCATAGTAAATCCGGCGCCAGTGCTTGGCATGGCATTACGGAAGTCGGCCTCAAGTTCTTCCATCTTGGCCTGGCGCTGTGCGTCGCGAACTATGAACGGATCAGTCTTTGCAGGAACATAGCCACCACGGTAAGTGCCAAACGGAGTGACGACAGTGCGAGCCTCGACTTCTTTAAAGTAGTAGCCGAAGATCTCACGATGCGCCTCTTGCGCCATAGGCTTGAGTTCTTCATTTAGATCCCACACGGCTTGCACGAAATTGAAGTCTGTTTTGGTTAGCACACCTTCATCAATCATGCGGTTCATGAACATGTTCCAGCGCGAGGTGTCGACAGTGCCATCCTCGTTCAATGTTCCCCAGCCTCGACCGACCAACAATTTCTTCATGTTGCTGTCGTTACCGATGTGCATCAGGGCGCCGAGCACCTCGGCTTTTCCGATGCCACCGTTCTCATTGCCGAAGGTGTAGTTCAGTTCTGGCGCGTTGATTTTTTGCGCAGGCAGATCCAGTTTCTGGATCATGTCGACATAGTCTTTCACATAGCGGTTACGGTCGACGCGATACTGGTCTAACGCGGCACGCAATGGGCGCCAGATGTAGTTTGTGAACGGGCCAGGGCCAGCGGCGCCATCAGTTGCGTCGGCCCAGTGTTCGACGCGTCGAGTCAGTGCCTTGGCGTTATAGAGGGCGCGAATGGCTTTTTCTTTTTTGCCAGGCGCCATGCGCTCACCAGCAACTTCGAGCGGCACGCCAATGGCCTCCAGGCGCGTCGTAAGTTCACCAATGATCGAGTCCAAAGCAACGGCCTTGCCTTCAATCATCACTTCGTTGTCGCGCTTAGATTGGAACCACAGCGCGTCGACGATTTCTTTCATGTCGCGGAACTGGTTGAGAGTCAACTTCTTGTAGTTGCGCGGTCCACCAGTTGCTTCGAGCAAAATCGGCTCGATGTCTGCAAACAAATCTGGGTTGTAGGATTTGAGTTGCTCGACAAACTTGGCAGGCTCGACATCACGCGGGCCAAGGCCGTAGTGGCCAAGGATAAAGCGTGCCGCATTCACCAGATCGATGTTGCGGTTCTTGGCCATCTTTGCGTCTGCTTTGAAGATCTTGGCAAAGCCTTCGATGGCCTTGTCGATCTCTTTGCGTGCGTTGACTGCCTCGAGCGCCAGTTGGTTGTTGAGCAGTTGGTTTTGTTTTGCGCGTGCGGCTTCAGCAGTTTTGCCTTTTTTGGATGCGGCAATGCTTTGCTTTGATGCCCGTGCCTCGGCCAGCGTGTAGTCGCGTGGGCGAATCTCGCTGATCACCTTGTTACCGATAAGTGACTTGGCCGCAGTCTTTGCGGCCTGGATCATTAGGCGTGCAGGCTGTGTGGCCTTGGCAAGGTAGCGCAACTCGACGGCCACAAACCTGGCGCGTGCGTCGTTGTGCAATGCTTTCTGCACCTCGAGTTCAATGGCGGCAGGGTTCATCAGGTCTGCGTACTCATCGAGCATGCGTGCGTCGGTGCGGCTGTCGATCTCTTCTTTGATCGGCTTGGCCTCGAGCAGTGAGCGAACAAGTTGATCGCCAGATGCAAAGCCAAACATAGATGCCACTAGGTCAGGTGGCAGGCCTTCTTCGGCCAACATGCCGTACTTGCCATAGCCAAGTTTTGCCAGGTCAGGTGCTGGCGTCAGCGTTTCTTTGCTCTCAGGATAAAGTGCCTTGACATCGGCAATCTTGAGTTTGTGGCCACCGAGTGATTCGATGTCGTTTCCATCCTCATCTTTTAGAGTGCCGCGCTTGAGGAATTCCATGGCGCGGTAGACGCTGTCGTTCTGGACTTCTGCGGCCACCTCTTCGCGCACACCTTTGCGGATGTCTGCTGTCTTGGATTGCATTTCCTTGAGCACACGCGAGCGTGCATTGCCCAGCCACTTCAATTGGCGCAGGCTGGCCTGGGTCAACTCAGTGATCGATGCCTCGGTGGCCTCGGCCATCATGGATTGATATGCGGCCCACTCGGCGTCATCCATGCCAGACTCTTCTTGAGTTTGGAACATGGGCACCATGCTGTTGACTGCCTCAGATTGCTTGATCTGTGCATCGCTGGCAATCATGCGATCCATAACCTGGCGCACTTCGCCGGTCAGGATCGGCAGGTCTTCGCCGTTTTCTTTGCGGTAGATCTCGTTGAGTTCTTCGCGAATTGATGTGTAAACAGATTTAATCCAGTCACTAAATTTCTGGAAAATTGAACGCATGCGCTCGCTCGGAGCCTTGCCCTCAAACAGGTAGATCTCGTAGTTGTAGGCCCACGCCTCATGGTATTTGCGTTGCTCATCAAGAGACAGCGCATTCCAGGTGGCCAGGTCTTTGACGCCAAACCAATCAAGGATCGTCTGCATGTCCTCCTTGTTTTGCTCGGTTGCGTCAGGGCGCGATGCCATGTCGGCATACACCGTCAAAAAGAAGTGCGCAGTCTCATGCAAGAAGGTGGACATATCCGCCCCCTCGTTGAGGATTGTGGTCAATCGTTTCGGATCGAACCCTCCACGCTCGGGCTGGCGCAGGATTTGGGACTTGGCCGCAGGCGGGAAAAACTTGGCCACGGCTTCAGCATCAGCGTCCTCAAATGTCAGGGTGCCTGAACGCAGTTCAGCCGATGGTGCCGCCGCCTTGATTTCAGCCTCTTGGGCCTCGAATTTGCGGATCTCTGAGGTGAGCATTGCATACCGGCGTTTCGTGCCAGCAGGGGGCGTATACGCGCCAGCGGCAGGCATCGAATGCATGCCATGCTGTTCGACCGGCACGCCAGTGTGTTTCGGACCCAGGAGCACGGCCACGCCTTGGTCGCCCTGGGCGGCAGGGATGTAGACGCCATCGAACCCGGCATCGATGATTGCGGACTCGACCGCGTTGAACCATTGGCCACGATCGTCACGGCCCATGGCCGATGCCTGGGCACGCAGGCCCAGCGGGTCAGTCGCCGCGTTGTAGAGGTTGTCCAGGTAGACGGCATGCACATTGCCGCCGACGCCCGCTTCGGGGCGGATGCCATTGCCGGTGTCCACATAGAAGTGGATGCGGTTTGACAGGCGAGTGTCAGCGCCAGCCAGACGGCCAGCCTCTGCGCCTTTTAAGCCTGTTCCGTAGGCGAATCCGGCAAGGTTATTCCGAGGTTGTTTTGAATAGTGGATGCCAAGGACTGAAGTTGCTCCATCCCTGGCTGTCCCATATCGTTGGGCAACATTGAGATCGCTTGCTCGTAGGCGTTGAACGCCGCCACCTCCGGCTCCTGATTGGGCAAAGACTGCGGGTTTTCCATGATCTTCCTTTCGTTTCTTGTTGCGCTTTACAGCGCGGTTTTGTTCTGCAACTGCGTCGTCGTAGGTCTTGGCTTTCTTGCCGTCAGTGATCTGGTGCCAGCCATAGTACGACTGGTCCAGGGCCATGAAAACGACATTCGGCTCACCATTGTTGAATTCGGCAAACGCTTCTTTGTTCCAACCTTCGGGCGCCTGAGTGTCATCCCAGGGTAAACGCGAAGATGCGACGAATCCATGGGCCGCGTAGAACTCCGGCAAGATCGTCTCGAATGCGTCGAGTTTCGTGCCACCAGCGGCCACAGCCAACTCCATGACAGAGCGGCCAGCGCCACCCTGGGAAAACACCGAGACGATGTCTCCGTCGGGCTTGACTGCCACGCCAGACAATCCGTCTTCAGCGAGGAACAGGCGCATGCCCTGGTAATCCTCGACCGGGTAGACGAACACAGCGGCGCCCATGTCGCCACTGGCTTGCTTGCTGGCAGTGATGGCTTCAGCGAATCGTTGCGCATTCTGTGCGTTGCCTTGCTCCAACTCGTAGAACTTTGGCACCGTGATGCCGTTGTTGCGGTACACACGGGCCAGGCCTGCGCCTGCTTTCCATTCCTGCGAGTAGGTGACCAGGAGTTTTTTTAGAACCCGAACTTTTCCGCCATCTCCACTGCTTTTTGCCGTGTAAGACCAGGATTGTTTTTGATCGCCGCTTCGATTGGATCTTGCAATTTGCGTTGCGACTGCGCCTGCGAAGAGGCGCTTTTCTCTTTGAGTAAAGCCTCCACCTTCTGCCTGCTCCCCTCCAGCGATCTCATCTTGCTCATCCTGTAGTCGTGCTCGTCTTGCGCGTTCATCTTTGGACTCCTTCTTCAATGCGTTGTTGATCTTGCGATCGGAAATACCCAAGTCACGCGCAACACCTGCGGCGGCATTGGCGTAGTCTGGGGCATCTTCATCACTATACCCATCTGTTGACTCTTGGTCAACATTATTGTCTTTAGCCGACTCGTACAGTCGTTTTTCTGCATACCAAAGCACGGCCTGCAAATCGGCCATGGTCAGGTCGGCATAGGCCGGATCGGCCTGCAACTCGGCCAGGATCTGGGCGAAGACAGAGCGGATGTAGGTGCGCTCGTGCGGGCCAGCCGGGGCTTCCTTCTGGCCATCGTTGTACTTGGCCAGGCTGTTGCCTGCCTTGCGGATCTCCTCGCCGACCTTGGACTCGTTCATCTGCTCGCGCAGTTTTGGGTCCATGGAGGCCTTCTGGATGGCGTCAGCCAGGCGATTGATCTCGGTGTTGACTATGTCCATGCCAATGACGGCGGACAGGCTCTTGGCTTGTTCTGGCGTGGCACTGCGCACAGCGGCGTCCAGGCGGGCTGTGGCCGTCTCAATGTGCTTGGGCTGGCTCTTGATCAGCGTGCCGGTCCAGCGGCCCCAGGTGCGGATCAGCCAGCGATCCATAGTCAGCGAACTGAAATCGCCGTACAGGTTTGAGAAAAAGCCGTTGCCGATCTTTGGACCAATGATGGCCGAGCCTTTGACCACGGTGTCTGCGTGCTCACCGCCAGGCTTTAGTTCTTTATTGATCGCACTGATTTCACCCACGGTAAAGTTGGTCTGCATGAACTGGCGCAGATTTTTCATGCCCCATTCATCGACCAATTTATTGAACAACGCCAGCGAATCATTGATTGCGTTTTGAGCCTGTCCACCTTTGATGTTGGTGGGCATGACCTTGTTTTCTTTGTAGTAGCGGTAGGCCTTTTCTGCCAGTTCGAAGTTCTTGTCGACCTTCAAACCGTTGGAGGTGACGGCCAGCGCCCAGGTAAATGCGAAGCGTGCGTCTTCGTTGGTCGCGATCTCGGGGTGGACCAGTGCCATGACGGCCAGCGCCTGGCGGGTTTTCTCGTCGTACCAGCCGATCGCATTCGGGTTTTGCTCGAGCGCAAACAGCGCGTCCTTGAGGCCCACGCGCACCAGGTAGTCAGTGGTCTGAGGCGAAGGCACGGAGACATCAACGCCAGCGGCGCCAGCGGCTTCTTGCACTGCCTTCTGGATGGCCAACTTCAAGTCGCGGCCCTTGTTCCACACCTGACTCTTGGCAACCTCGAGGGCGTTCTTCAGTTCAGCCTGATCGTCAACAGTCTCAGGGATCTCGGCCTGCGCATCGATTGCGGCCACATCATCAGCCTCGGCATCTTCTGCCGCGTTGATCGTGTCGGAATCGGTCAGCGATTCGGTTTGCTGTGCAGGGGGCATCTCGCCCTGGCGCAGGATGTCTGCATTTTCACGCGACCAGGTTCCGTCGTTAAACGGCGACTTGACTGCGGCAGGATCGAACACAACGATCTCGCGTGCGTCGGGCGCGACCTCAAGGATCACGCCGTCGTAGCCCTGGGCTTGTAGTTCAGCAGTGAATGCGTCTGCGGCTTCGCGTCCACCAGCACGGATGCGAGCCTTGTCCTCCATGGTGGCCATGTACGGGTTCTCGAGACGAGCGTACAGCGGCATTATGTTTTGGCCAGCAGGCCCAAATTTTCTTGCTTTCTGATCTGCATAAACATCGGCCATGTCTATGCTGTCTGTCAGATATACGCCAGTGCCTAGCCAGCCTGTGTCCTTGCGGTTCGGGTGGTCAGGATCAAATGCGGTCACATCGTCGGCAGTGCCGTGGTACAGCGTTTGCGGACGGCCTTGTTGGTCCTGGAACATCGATGCGCCGATCCAGTTGCGGAATGCGCCGCTGGTCGTGTTGACAGTCTGGTCCTGGTTGAATAGCGCCATGCCACCAGCCTGCCCATCAGCACGCTCAACGCGGTACATGTAGCGGTCGTAAAACTCGGTCGGCATGATCTTGAGCGACGCGGCCTGCGTCACCACGAAGTCACGCACAAGTTGTGCGTTAATGCGTGCGGCGTTGTCGGTGTATTGCTTGGTCGCCTTTAGTTGCTGGAACATCGTGCTTTCGACCTGGCGGGCCGACTTCGCGAATTCCTTGTTGGTCATCTCGACTTTGGCATTGGCCTCCATCTCCGTCTTCATGATCTCGGCCTGGTTGTCGATGAACTCGCGGGCCTCACGGCGAGTCATCATCTCGCCTTCAATGCGCAGGTCATCGATCAAAGCGGTGCTGAACTCGGTCGGAGCAATGTTGGTTTGGTACTCAGTCACAGGGATGGCGATGTCGCCACCAGTGGCAATTGCGGTGTCGAGTTGATCGCGCACGGATGGCGATACTTCTGCCACGCGCTCTGCCAACCCAGATTGCTTGAGTGTTTCGCCGCTGATGTAAACAGTGGTGACATCAGCCTCCTGGCTTACTTGTTCGATCCACTCGCCAAAGGTTTCAGCACTGCGTGCGCGTACCTTGCTGGCGCGTGAAAACTCTTGAACCTTCTCAAATGCTTTGGCACTGCGTTCGGCAGACTCGGCCTGCAACATGGTGCTTTTGTAATTGCCAGGCACTTCAATCAAAGCGGTAGGAAGTTCGAGCACAGCCTCAAGCAACACTTCACCAAGTTTTATTTTTCCTTCTGTAACAATTTGAGCCGTTGCTTCGCCTGCGGCGCCACCACCTGCTTGCAATACAGTTTCACCAGCAAGTCTTGTAGCAACACTGCCAACAGTCGGTTTTGCTCCAGCCAAAAGTTTTCCCGCAAGACCAGCCGTCATTGCATCAAAAAAAGCAATAGGAACGCCACGACCGACCGCTTTGTCTCTTGCCTCCTTCATCGCCTGTTCATCTGTTAGCACCTTGTAAAGCGCATCAGTTGAATTTAACTTTTCGGCTTTTGAAGTTATGACTTCGTCAATCGTAGAAAAATACTCGTTGAAATACGAGGTGCCAAAAATTGCCGTTGCTCGACGAATTGCTTGTTGAGACAAAAACGGAACTAAAGTAGATGGACCAACTGGTCCTGCCGCAGTAACGGCGGCAGTTACTGCAAGGCCTGGCGCCGCAACACCAAGAGATTCCAACGCAACTTCTTTAAGTGCCATTGGATTGCGCATCACAGCAGACGCAAATTCGCCTACAGTTTCAGCATCAGAGAGTTCTGTAATTCCTCTTTGAATGTCATCAGGTATCGGAAATTTTTCGATATTGCGCTGATAACTTTCAAGATTTACTTTTTGCTGAATTTTTGGATCGAACGAAACACCATTGGCTTGAGCCGCCGCTTGTTGCCGCGAGCGCAAACCCTTCATCATCGCGGTGTCTTCTAAAAACAGCGAAATGTTTTTCTTTGCTCTTGCGTATCCGCGCTGGAAAGGCTCAGTTATTTCATCCAAAAACGAACGCTCGATTGGCTTGATGGTGCCGAACTCGCGCTCGATGCCAGACAGATTTGGAGCGTCGTCGTGCGATACCTTTGCGTTGTTCGGATTGCTCAACCATTGGCCAAGCAATGGAGATCGCTTGAGATATTCGTCGAACTCATTAAGTTGAACATTGCGGTTTACTTGTGCAAAGTTGCGTTGCACTACATCAACAGGAATGCCAGACTTGTTTGACAAATTTCTTGCGCGAGCCGCCTCATCAGGGTTTGTGTTGAGCGACTGATATAGGCTAGTGCGCAATTGCACACGCTGTCCATCAACCACATTTGCGGCGGCGGCATCAATATCAGGCGTTTTTGCTCTGCCAGCGACTTTAGCGGCGGCGGCATCAAATTCGTCTTCAGGTACTTGCATCATGTCGTTTTGTCCTATTACTTCTTCTGAATGCCGTATATGCCGTACAGCACCGCATCAATTTGCTCTTTGGTTGGGTTCTTAACATCTTGACGAATAAGAGCATCTCGAGCGCGAGCACGCTGTGCATCAGTGAACTCCGGCTTGAACTGAGCCTCCTGGCCACGAGCGCGTGCTTCAAAGCGACGCATATTCGGATCAGGACGGAACCAGGAGCCTGTCAAGACTTCGCCTTCAAGGATCAAGCCGTCGATCACCTGCTGGCGCTCTGCCTGATTTAACTTGCCGCCCTTTTGAGTTTGAGCGGCAAACAGTGCTTTGTTTGCTTCAGATGTGAATTCGCCTGCTTTCTCATTTTTCAATCCCAACTGTTTGACAGTTGCGCTGATCTGCTGTTGTACCGTCACAGCCTCTGGTGCTTCGTTCTTTGTGCCAAGACTGCGTTGCAAGTTAATAAAGTGATTGCGATCACCTGGCGACAATTTGCTGAAGTATTGGCGCAAATCAAACTTTAATGGGTCTTTGAAGTCAGGATTTAATCTTGCTTCTTGGGTCAACATCCAATAAGTATTTCCATCTGTTTTTACTTCAACATTTTTTGAACGCGCCTCAAGATCAGCCTTTGCCGTGCGTTGCAGGCTGGCCAGATCTGCGCCATCCATGCCAGCCAACACGGTGGCCGGAACTTTTTTAATGTCGTTAGTCTCAGCGTACACACGCCAGGCTTTGTCTTTTGCGGCGTTCTGCGCTTCACGGATGATGCCAGTGCGTTCGTTTTCAAAGATCTTGAGACGCTGTACAACCTGGTCTTCATCTTTGCCTGATAGTCGTTCGCGAGCCAACTTCAAAGCGACACCGATGTCGCCTTTGCTTTCAGACCAAATGCCATCAGCAAGCGTCTGTTCTTTAACATCGGCAGTGCCCATCTCCAGCGCCTTCTTGGCTTTCTGGAATGTTTCAGGCGACATCTCATTGCCGTAGCGTTGCAAGTAGTCGCGAGCATTGTCAAAGTTTTGACCATCAATCGCGGCCTGCACAACTTGGCCGTGAATTGAGTTCGTCACCTTTAGCATGAGTTGCTGACGCTGTGCGCTATCAGGCTCATAACCAAGTTTGTCGGCAAGAGTCTCGACGCCTTTTTTTGCCGCACCATAGTAAACAGCAAACTCGCCTTGCGGGTTTTTCCAGCCAGCAGAGTAGCGCACAGCATCATTCACAAATGTGTCAACCTGGGCGCCGCTCTCTTTGATGTCGTAGTCGCGTTGCTCAGTCATCGAATGACGGATGATTGAACTGTTTGCACTGCGCATGCGCACATTGGCAGAGTTGCGAAACATCAATCGCTGTACATCATTTTGCGCCTTGCCCATGATGTCAGTCATTGCCGCATCAATATCGACGCGAGTCTTCATCGCCGCGTTGACAGCATCTTTACCTTTAAGCGTCAGGTACTGTGTCTCAATTCGATCTGCTGTTTCAGCAAACTGGTTGTACAGTTCTTTTGCCGATGCATCATCAAGTTCACCTTGCAAACGGTCGGCAATCTTCATCACAGTCGTGCCAAACGACTGCATAGCCTGGCCACCTTTGGCGATCTGTTCGCCGCTGAAATTGCGCATTGGCTCCACGCCAGGAGCCTGAAGTGCAGGCATGTTGGCCACGCCTGCTTCTTGAGTCGGTAAATCGTAAACGGGTACTGTTGCCATGGTGCGTCCTTATCAGTATTCGAGGCCGAGTTTTGCGGCCATTGCCGCAAGTTTGCGGTCTTGGTACCAGGCGGTGGCAACGGAACCGGCGCTTCCAAGCAGGCTGGTTGTCGCGGCCATGCCTGGGCTGATAGTGCTTGCTGATGCCGACAGGTTGCTGGCAGACACATCTTGCAGTGCGCCCTGGGTCAGGTAGTTCTGGCGCTGGAGTCGTGCGGCCTCGGCACTGCGCACAGTCTCAGCGTTGACGGTCAGCATGTCGATCTCTTTCATGAGGTCGGTTGTTGCGATCGTCTCAACAGCACTGCCGACGCCAAGGTCAATACCTCGAGCGGCCATCGATGCACGCTGTGAACTCTTGATCTTGCCAGCACGCAGGCTCACCTGGCCTTGCTTGAGGTTACCGGCTCGCATGATCTGTTGGGCAGTGAACTCTGCCTGCACGGCGTTGAGCCGCGACATGTCTGCTTGAAACTCCAGGCTTGAGGCCTGCGACTCAAGTTGTAGTTGCTGGCTCTTGGCGTTGAAGTAGGAGCCGATCGCGCCTTGAATTGCGCCTCCAACGGCGAAGATCCCACCCAGTTGGCTTGCCTGCCCAGGCGTCAAAAAGGTTGCCATGTGTCAAATCTCCTGTTTGACCTGGGCTGTGTGGGATGTGTTGACCTTACCTCCACAGCACCAGGTTTCTTGCTTGGTTGAACATTACTCAGGCCGAACGATCTTACGGGTACCTTTACCCACCGATCGCAACCTCGAGCGTCATGCCGACGATCGTCAGCGGAAGAGGGTCGCTCTGCCGGATGTAGACCTGGCCACTGTCGAGCCAGGACGGGGTCAGCATGATCTGGATTTCCTGGGTCTTCAACTCGGGCGGCGTGCCGTACGGCTCGGTCGTCCGTTGCTTGGCCTCGACCAGGTTGTCCGGGTCTGGGCCAATGAAGATGCCAGAAGACTGGTACACGCGGAGCCAGGCCTTGTTGACATTCTTGTAGCGGCCCTGGCCCATGCCGTTGTCGATGCCCATGGCCAGCGGCAGGCTTTGCAAGTCAGCCGTGATGGGCAGGCCAATGTGGATGATGCTCGCGGCCCGGTCGATCATGATCGAGCCGCTGGTCACCACCTTGCGCGGCTGGACGGCGCCGTCAGCCAGGATCGAGACGGTCTTGCCCTCGAGCCAGGTCAGGCCGCTGATTGTGTTCCTGGCAAACGACCAGGAGGCCGTGGCGGCGTTTCTGAGGGCCGCAGGCAGGGTGACATCCACTCGAGCCGTTGCGACCGTTGTGGAGGTCGTGGAGCGGATCGTGAGGCGGTATTTGTTGCCAGCCGCGTCGGTCAGCACAATAGCGTCGCCGACATCACTGGTGCCTGGGAAGGTGAACAGGGCGCTCGATGCCGTGATGGTCAACACATCAGCCGGACCCCAGGTCGTGCCACCGCTTACCGTGACCGTGGTGGCAGTGGTGTTGGTGCCGTCGTATGTTGCGCCTGAGTCAACAAAGAATGCGTCCTCGAGCGAATCGAAGTGGCGGCTGGCCATGCGCTCGATGTAGCGCACCGTGCTTCCGTTGACCACGCGCTTGACCACGACATACAGCCGGTCCTCATTGCCCTCGGCCACGACCGTGCAGGATTCGAACACCCCGTCGGTTGAGTGCTTGTGCCAGGCGCCAATCTGTTGCTCGGGCACATAGGTCAGGCCCAGCAACTTGCCGGAGGTCGAGACGAACCAGATCATCTGAATCGGAGCCTTGGCAAATGCCATGTCGCTGATCTCGAAGTTGTCGAACAGGTGCGCAGAGCGGATTGACATGTCGTTCGTGATGAACCCGTTGGCCTGCCAGTTGTAGCCCAGTTCGCGCACATGGCCACCGCGTGCGGCGCAATAGAGCAGTGCGTTGTTGATGATCACGGGTTGAACATTTGATGAACCGATGTACGACTGAGGTCGAACGGAAATTGTTGTCGGCGTGATCTCGTCGCTGTTGAGCGATGACACGCGCCATTCAGCAGATCCAGTCAGCAACAGCAACTGGGTCAGCGGCACAATGTGGCGAATCGTGTTTGCTTCACGAGCGGCCACGCGGAACTCAATGCGATCGTCGTCTCGGATGGGCAGGCCATAACTGAGGTTGGACTCAGTGCCTGACTTGGTCATCCAGATCTTCTGTGGCTCGTTGATCGTGCCAGCAAAACAGCGACGCTGTTCGAAGTACGAGACTGCACCAGGGTAGTTGCTGGCGCTGGTGAATTCGTTGTCGTAGTTGGGAGGAGTAATCGACAGATCCGGCGCGATGTTGTTGTCAACGATGCTCGTGCCAGTCGTGCTTCCGATATAACCATACAGACCCCCCAGCAGTTTGTAGACGCGATAGCGTGCGGCGCCTCCAACAGCAGACCATGAAATCGTGTTTGTTGCGCCGGTCACATAGATGTTGTTGGTCACACTGGCAACAGACGATTGGACGGACTCGCCAACCTCATCGGATGCAACAGCAGTCACCACATAACTCATCGTCTCGTAGGTGTCGGCATTAGTCGATGAAGATGCCGGGATGTACCTGGTGGCCGTGACACCAGTGGGCGCGGCAATCGGCGCACCAAAGTTGATGGTGGTCAGCGTCCAATTGGTGGCGCCAAGGCGGCGCAGTTCACGCGGCGCATAGTTCGGATGCACAAGCGTCATCACATCGGCAGACTGCACATAGTGGATGTCGAACAAGTCAGCCTCGGCATACGGGTTCGCGATCTCGTATGGCACGCCGCCAGACATGAGCGTGGCGCCCTGCGTGTGAAAGCGAATGTAGCCCTCACCCAGTTCGATCACCATGGTCTGCGTGGTCGAGTAGGTGAACGGAATCAGCCGCGTGCGCTTGGCGCTGTTCTTCACAGCACGCACGAATGCAAAGCCCGCTCGGTTCTCTGCTGGGCCTTGTGGCGTCGCGATGAAGTTCTCCATCGTGGCCGCGCCAGTTTGATACTTCACATCATCGATGCGGCCAAACATCTCTGGCGACATCTCGCCGCCAGCAAAAGAGCGTTGCAGTGTGCGCACATTCGGCATGTCTTATCTCCCAGCGATCCAGGGCACGATCTGCTCTGGGTGAATCTTGCGATGGTTTGAGTCAGCCTCCATGGCCTTGCCCAGGTACAGGTTCATCATGGCCACGCATCGCTTTGCTTCGGCGGCGCCCTGGTCACCTTTGATGACAGGACCAGCCAGCATCGATGCCAAATGCCACGACAGCGTCACTGTGAACAGCGGCGAATACTTGGTCGGGTCAATTGCTTTGGAGTTGTACCGCAGGACGGCTTGCTCTTGGTTGGTTAGCACAATCTCTGTGCCGTCTGCCGCAGTCTCAACGGCGAACCGTTGTGGGACATACTGGCCAGCGGCGACCGTAGGCGAGTAGTTGCTGTAGAAGTCCGGGTAGGTCTGCGGGTTGAATCGAGTAGTGTAGTCGTCGAGCGCCTCGGGCGGGAGCACGGCGATGATGTCTTGCGAATCGGGCGGCATGGCATAGGCGTACTTCCACATGGGCCAGGTGTTCTCAACCTGGGCGCCGTATGCTCGCTTGGTCGCAAAAGACCAACTGTGCATCTCGAGCAAAGTGTCTCGAGCGATCGGGTAAAAGCGTTGGCAGTGTTCTGCCTGCGCAGAACCCTCGGGTGGGTCAATGCTTGCGATGGTGGCGTTGTCGCCGAGGTGCGCCAGCGCAAGGTTACAGATGTCGACAACTGATGCCATCATGGCCTCCTAATGTGAAAAGGGGGCCGTGGTTTCCCAGCGGCCCCCCGTGACTTACGGCTTCCGATCAGGAAGGATTACACGGAGCCTTCGACCGACTCTCGCTTGGCCTTCGGCGTCCACTTCTTTCCAGAGGTTTCGACCTTGGCCTCGTTGCCCTCATCATCGACAGGCACAAGTGCAGATCCAGCAGGACCGTCATAGTCGACGATCTCGCCTTCATTGCGAAGGCCGTTGTTGACGAAGCAGGGCGCGATTACTCGGTACTTAGGCATGTGTAATTCTCCTTATCAGACCACAGTGAAGCCAGAAGCGTAGAACTTCTTGCCGTCCTGAACATCCATCACCATGTCGGCGGTAACTTTACCAGCCGAGTTGGTGCCAGACACAGTGTAGCGAGCGCCGAGGTAACGCTTGCCGAGCGAAGCGATCTGCGGATTCAGACGCACGGCAACATTCTTGCCAAGAGTCAGGTCAGCAGTCACGATCGCGCCGGAAGCGCCAATCACCACGACATTGCTCGACAGAGCGGCGTTGTCAGCGATGATCACTTCGAAGTTGGTAGAGGTACCACCAGCGAAGGCTTCAGTCATTGCGAAGTTCATGTAGAGGTCGCCACCTTCACCCATGTCGCGAGCGACAGACAGGTCGACAGTATCAGTCGACACAGCAGTCGTGGTCACGGCTTGGTCAGTAGAGACGCGGAGCAATTTATCGGTAATCATGGTTTGATCCTTTCAGGGTTAAGTTGACCAATTAAGAAATGGCCGCTTCGGTGTTGAGCAGAGCATCAACGCGACGGAGCGGAACGCCCAGGAAGGACAGCCAAGAGTAAGGCATACCGAACTGGCTCAAACCTTCATTGATCTTCAGCACATACTGGCTCTTGTCCAGCGCCGCGATCGACAGGCCAGAGTGGACAGTGCGGTTCATGTAGAACGCGGCACGACCCATCGACATGTTGGGGATGCGGTACAGAGCACGAGCCATCAGTTTGATGATCGCAGTTGCGGCGGCAGGAGCCTGGGTGCCAGTCTGAGCGATGAGGTCGGACACATCGATGTTGGCGATGCGCACGACATAGCGCCAGTCTTTCACGACCAGACCATTCTTCCACTGGTAACGAGTAGCCAGGGCTTGCATGCGAGTGCCGTCGCTGTTGTAGACGGTTTGCTCGCCGAGGTCTTCATGAATCAGACCGGCCTTGGAACCCTTCGGGAACGGGCAGTACACAGTGTTGTCACCCCACACCACGAGGTAGATCGAGGTGTTGTCAGAGCCAGAGCCACCAGCCTTCAGAATGTTCTGGCCGTTGGCGGCAGTGCTGTCGCTGTAGCGAGCGGCAAGGCCGAGGAACTGCTTGGGATCGACGCCAGGGTTGCCATAGAACATGGTCGTAGCCTGGGTCTGGTTCATCGCCTCAAGGAAGGCGGTGTCTTCAGACAGGCGGAACTGAGCGGTGTTGCCGTTCAGCATGGCCAAGTCTTTGTCCACTTCAGAGCGGGCTTCAAGGATGCCGCAAGCCTCGTCCACTTGTGCAGTGGTCGATTTGCTCGACGGGATACCTTGGTTCAGCGCACGCCAGTAGACAGTGGGCAGACCAGTACGGATTACGACGCGCTCGCCGGTAGGCAGGTTGCCTTCCTTGAACACGCAGTCCTCCAGGATTTCGTTGCTCTGCGAAAGCAGTTCTGCAACGATGGGAACTCGACCGTCCGGGTCGACGCGTTTCGCCCAATCGGCGAGGGTGAGAGAGTTGTTCGACAAAGTAGCCATGTTGGACTCCTATTAAGTTTGCTGATTTGAATAAAGCGCGGATGCGAGATCGTTGAAACCCTTGGGGCCAGCCTTCTGACCGCCGCGAGTGCCACCGATAAAGCGGTCCTCACTGATTGCTTTGCCTGCCCTGTACATCAATCGGATCATCTCCGGGTGATTGCCCAGGCCAGACTCGTTCAACAACTTGCGCAATTCTGGCGTGCCGAATGTGTCGAGCGCCTTCTTCGCAGTGACCAGGTTGTCGTTGAGTTTTTCACCCCCGAACTCCTTGTCAGTGCGAGCGGACTCGGCCCACTCATTGCGCACAGTTTCCAATGCTTGCATCTGACGCTCCAAGATCTTTGGCGCGACTTTGTCAACCATCTTCTGCGCGGCGTCTTGCGGCAGATTCAATTCCTTGGCGATTTCCGAGAATGAGTTCATCACCTCGGGGTCGAATTGTTGGCCCTCGGGGGCTTTGAATTCGTACGCTTCCGGCGCACCCTGCTTTGCAGGATCACCGGCCTGGTCGCCTTCGGCATTGCCAGTCTTCTGACCATCTTGGCCAGCCTGCTGGTTCTGCGTGCTGTCAGCCTGTTGCTGTGATGCCTGTTGCTCGCCACCCGTCGGTTGCGTGCTCGAGGCGTCTTGCGATGCGGGCGTGCCTTCAGTGGTCGTTGCGGCTTGATCCGTCATCAGCGATTCTGTCATTGGATTGCTCCTTTACCATTTGTGGGTACAACTCAGGGCAGAGAGAGTGAACCATCGAAAGCATGCGAAGACCGAAGTTCCTGTTACCTTCTGCGAATGCCATTTGCATCGAGTTGGTATTGAACGACAGACGGAACACGCCCGACTGATCCAGAAGACGCCACACTACACGGCGCCCCCTCTTGCTACCCATGAGCCACTTGAGGTCAGCCTCTTCGTTCTCTTTGGCCAGTTTCTCGCGCACTTCCCTTTCGGCTTTGGCGCGTTCTTGCCCTTTGAGATCGATCGGGTCAAATTCTTTGCTCATGTCGTCAATCTATCCACGGCACATCTGGATACGGGTACCGTCATGCCGCAACTTCATTGACGGTGAGGATGATCGATGGGGTTGCAGGCCGTGCCGGTGACACCTGCGCCCCGGTGTATTCGATTCGGACCTGGGCATTGTCCGTGTACCACATGACCTGCACATAGTCACCAGCGGCCAACTCCATCCAGAAGTTGAGTGCTGGCACGACGCGGCCAGATGCGCCGCCATGGCTTGACGGCACGGTGTACGAGGTGTTGCTGTCCGGGATGTCGACGCCGTTCTTGCGGCCCCAGATGTCAAACGAATGCGCCTGGCTGTCGGTGTTGGCCAACTGCACGCTGATCTGCCAGTTGTAGATCCCTGCGCGGTCGACATAGATCTTGTTGCCGTCGACGATGCGGATGCCGCGCTCGATGGGCGCGTTGTTGAATGACATGGCCGTGGCGCCAGCGCCATCAGTCTGGTCGGTGGTGTCGTAGAACAAGCCAATGTACGGGGCACGCTGGAAGTAGAACTCAGACCCGTCAGGATCTTTGACGCCGACGATGTCGCCGGTCGTCTCGTCATACAGCCAGGGGGCGCCCTGGTACTTTTGGCGTGCTGTCATTTCTTGTCCTTGTCTTTGCCGTAGAGTTTCTCAGCGGCAGACTCGCGAAAGTCCTGGCGTGTCGGTGCGCCCTTTTCACCAGGCTTGCGCATGCGCTCGCCGGACCCGTTCTTGATCCGTTCACGCTTGGCGTGAATATTGGCCCAAAGCCCCGGTCCTGGCATGATCAGTCGCCCGTGCCGTAGAGCATGGTCGATGCTTCGGCGTTGCGTTGTTGCTGGTTGCCCTGGATCTCCAGGTCAGTGATCTGCAACTCGATGCCCATGTCTTCGCCTTCGCCTTGAGTCTCGTACGCACGAGTCATCTTCACATAAGCCTTGGCCATGATCATCATCTCAGTGCCAACCTTCGGCAAAGCGGTGATGCCCAGTTTCTCGAGTTCGTCTTTGCCCAGGCTGATGCATAAGCCGTACGGGTAGCGCGGCTCGTCGTACTCGATTTCGCCGGGCATCTCTTCGCGCTCGGGTGCGCGTTGCATGTTGATCATTGCCATTTGTCAGTCCTTTCAGGGTGTGTTGTAGCCGGAATACATGTCGATCACATTGGTCAAAGCACTCGGCTCGACCGTCTTTGCCGCCGCCAGATCCCTTGCGGTTTCTGCCTGTTGCTTCATCGAGTCCATCTGCGCCTGCGCGGCCAATGCCTGGTTGCGTGCATCACGGATTACTGCGACCTGGTCACCGGCCACAAGCATGTTGGGATCAACGCCCAGCATGTCGGCATAGGCATCGACCCATGCGTCGCCGTTGAACTTGTCGAGCACCTCGGGCTTCATGCCTGCGACTACACCCAGGTTGCCGACAAAGCGGTCAACGCTGTTGGTGCCGATTGCACGCTGTGCCTGGGCCAGCATCGATACGAACTCGACCGACAGTTCCATGCCTTGCAGTTCAGGCGGTGGCGGCAAGAGCACGCCAGCCTCGACCATGCGAGTGAATGTCATGTCGATCAGCGGAGACAGCAGTTCGTTGTGCAGGCGCTCGAGCACCGGGCCAAGCATGAGCAACTTCTCTTCGTGACGCTCGGCCACTTCAGTTGCGGTCATGCGCGTATCGGTTGCGTTGGCCAACATCAGGAACAGGTCAGCATAGAACGCGCCACGAATACGCTCGCGGCAGTCCATGATGTCGTTGAGCAGGTACTGCAAGTTGAGGTTGACTTCGAACGCGGAGCGAATGCCGCCTTGCGGAGTGTTTGCATCAACGAACGAGACGCCGCCAGGCAGAGTTTCGACATCGCGGTTCTTCATCGAGGTCGGCACCTGGAGCGGTGGCCGCACCTGGTAGTCGATCGCCTGGGCCTTGCGCAGTTGCTCGTGCTGGAGTTGCTTGATGTCGCCAAGCGCCTCCATGCCAGGGCTGTTGCCGTAGATGTCGCCGCCAGTGGTTTGCCAGCGAGGCGCCAGCGCCGGGAACATCTTGAAGCCAGACTCACGCAGGAATTTGTCGTTGTCGCCGCCCACCTCAAAGTGGTACGACGCAAACGGCATGTTGAGGTTGTCGCGCTTGCGCGTGTCACGCAATGCACGCGGCTCGATCGCATGGATGATCGGCACCCACTGATCGTACGAGCCACGGTCAAACATGTTGCGCACAGTGGTCGAGCAGTTCTCGCGCCCGAACTCCATCACCACTTCGGCCACAGTCTTCTCGTATTCGCGATAGACGGTGTCAACCTGGCCCTGGTAATTGGTGGCGATGCAATACTCACCGCAGGTCAGGGTGTAGTGGTGGATCACATTGTTGAAGTCAGGCAGGACGATCGACACATCAGTGCCAAACGCGCCGAGTTCCTCGTAGACCGAGTGCAATGCGCGGTAGGTGTTGGACTTCTGAAAGACCATCTGCATGCGGCGCGTCGTGTCGTCGAGCCACACCTTCACAGGCTGGTACTTGTTGAGTTCAGGATCTGCCGTGGCCAGGCGGAACCATGGCCGTGCCGGACTGGTAGCACCCGCCATCATGCCAGCGCCAAGCACGCGCAGTGAGCGAGTGCCGGTGTTGTCGTAGATGTTGTTGTGCCTGCGCCAGCCTTTGTCGCGGTCCTGGACGAAGTAGCGCCCATTGCGCGGCAGTAGGTAGGTCGTAATCTCTTGCCAGTGCGCCCACCAGGATGCACGCTCCGACTTGAGTTGTCCCCAGCGCGTGAACAGTTTGTCCCGCGTAGGGGCGTTTGGATACGACTGTGCGTCGCTGGGGAATTGACTCATGGTTTAACCGCCGAGAAGTGTGTTTTTACCGAGTGCCAACTGTTGAGGGTCAATACCCTGCGGGCCAGTCAGCATCGTGCCGCTTGCGCCGCCGCCAGCCGCCGCTTGCGTGTCAGCAAGGATGGCCTGCGTGTCAGGACGCTTTTGGTTTGCACGGTTGATGTTTTGTTGCGCAGTGGCTTGCTGTGTCTCTGCCATCTGCACCTGTTGCTGTTGCACGACCTTCTGTTGCTCGAGTCCAGCCTTCTGGATCTTTTGCGCCTCTTGGCCTTGCTTGTACTGCGCGGTCGTTGCCGCCGCTACAGCACCAGCACCTGCGGCCACAAGGGCCGTTGCTCCGAGGGCTGACGCGCCACCTGCCGCCGCCGCTCCAATAACTGCCGCTACACCCATGATGATCTCCTTTCAGATCTGAATACTGAAGATGATGTCCTGCACGCCATAACCGAGTCGAGGCATCATCTTCTCCAGTGGCGTGCCAGGCTTGGCATGCCAAAGCATCAGACGGGCGCCGCGCTCTTTTGCCGCCTCTTCCGTTTTGCGGATGAGTTGCAGTCCAAGTCGGCCACTCCTCTTGTCTTCGGTCACGAAAAGCAAGTCGTTGCTACAAGTCACGAGGTCGGCGTAATGCGGATGGTTGGTCACGACATTCACCGAGTACCCCACAATCCGATCGCCTTCAAATGCACCGAGGATCAACAGCATGCCATTGGCCTCGAGGTTACGGTACTTTTGCTCATCAGGCTTGAGCACCATCACCTGCTTGTTGAGGGCGATCTCCTCCCAATGTTCAGAGAACAACGCGCCAGCATTGGCCAGCATCTCGTCGACATTCGATGGTCGGATTTCGGTCATGGGTTCCCCACTATTGACGCCACAGTAGTGGCTGAATTATCGGATACGGGTACCTGGCGCATCGGAAAGCGCGAGGTCACTGCGTCGATGATGATGTGAATGCGGTCTTCGTCGCCGTCGTTTCGCGCTGAGTGCGTGACTTTGTGGTCGAACCACCAGGCCTCACCAGGCGCTAAGTGTTGCGTCTCGTTGCCTGCGGTCAGCGTCGCCTGCTCGGTGCCGGTGACGGCCACATGGAAGCGGGCATAGTAGTCGGCGTAGGTTCCCTCGTCGATGTGCGGCGTGACCACGCCACCAGGCTTGAGTTTGACGATCAGCACGCGGCCTAACTCCTCGACCTGGAGCACGCCAGCCAGCAGTGGCCGAAGCACCGGGACCAGGACATCGGCCAGGGTGTCCATGACCGGGTAGTCGTAGGCGCCCTTGTCGAACATGTAGTAGTACGGCGTGAACTTGTACGGGCCACGCGGGTAGATGCATTGTGTGTCTTTATGTGCCGAGCCGGTGTACTCCTGGCGGGCAGTGATCTCGTCCCACAGGTGCGGCATGGCCTCGAGCCTGGCGCGGATCGGCTCGACATCGAGGCCCACGGCCACGCGCTCAAATCTTGCTGTACGGGTCATACTCCTCCTTCGTCTTGTAGCGGCCCAACTCCTGCATGATCGATCGCTTGGGCGTGTCCATCAGCGCCAAGCAGTAGGCCGAGGCATAGTCCGGCGAGCGCCCGATCTTGTCGAGGATCTCTTCGCGGCTGGCTACGGCCACAGTCTGCCCCACCAGTTTCCAGGTCGGTGCGCACAGATCGGCCAGCAGGCGTTGATCTGGAGGCAACGCGATGCCGGTGTTGTTGGCTGGGTCGAGCGCCTCACGCATGCGCCACCACAGTTCGGACCGCTGGTTCTTGAAGCGCAGGCGCCCAGACTTGTCCAGGCCCAGCGCGGCCTCGGCCACATTGACGCCCAGGACTTGCTGGCCCATCTCGTTGAGGAAGTCGTACGGGCTGGAGCCGACGCCGATCACATCGATGTGGATCGGTGCGCGGTCACGCACTGCGGCCACCACCAGGCCAGCGATCGTCGGGCCGTCCGGCGTCTGCGTGCCAGGGTAGGCCAGCGGCTCATCGAACCACATGCCGTGCCGCTTGGCGATGATCGTGTTGTCCTTGCCACCTCGGGCCACATCGACGCCCATGCTGTCCATCGGCGGCAGTTTGTCAGGACGCTTCCAGCGGGCCATAGCGGCCTCTGCCCAGGCCGTGGGTATGACTTGCCAGGGATCGTCCTCCATGCCCGCCTGGAAGTCGCCGTAGAGCATCTGTGAGCGCAGTGGCTCGGGTAGTGATTGCAGTTGTGCCATGTAGCCGGTCCCCATCAGGTAAGGGTTGTCGCTGATCCTCGACGGGATGAAGGTGCGCGACAGCGGCGTGATCAGTTCGCCGTTGTGGGTGAATGGCTCGCCGGACTCGACCTCGACATCCTTGCCGTCGACCGTCGCGAAGTAGCGCAGTTCGCCAGGCTCTGCCGGGTTCGGGTGTTTCTTGTCCAGCCATGGCGCAAAGAACTGGATGATCCAGCGGCCCTCGGCTGTCGTTGGCGGGTTGAAGGTCAGCAAGGCCTGGCACTTCTGGCCAGGCACGGTCGTACGCAACCAGCCCAGCAGGAAGCGCACGGCAGACTCGCGCATGTTCGCGGCTTCATCGAAGACCAGCAGGTCGTGCGGTCGGCCCTGGTATTTTTTTTCGTCGTCTGGGTTTGGGAACGATCCGAACTCGAGTTGGATCTGCACGCCGTCGGCCCGCCTGGTGCGCCAGATGTTGTCCTTGCCGTTGTAGCCATTTCGGCCATTGAGCAGTTCGGTGATGCGGTCCAGCACGCCGGTCAGTTCGGTGCCGTTCAATCGGAAGATGCCGACCTTGCGGTGGCTGGTGAGTGCTTTGCCGCAGGCCAGGTCGGTCTTGCCGCCACCCGCCGCGCCGCCGTAGCCAATGATGTCGGCCTCGCTTTCGTAGGCCATGGTCTGAGGCCCAGGCAGGGGGCGCCAGATGGTCTTGTCGCTGGTCAGTAGGGAGTCGAGTTCTGCGCGTTCTTCGTCGGTCAAGTACGCCAGCAGAGCCGGGTCAAACGCCGCCACCATTCTTGGCCTTTCGCGCCTGGGCCGTGGCCAGGATCGCTTGCAGTTTGGCCGCACGCTGGGTGTCGTCCAGCGGTTCCATCAGTGGGTTGTCGGGGTCACCGGCCAGGACCGTGCGGTCGCCGTACTTCTTGGGCAGTTGCTTGGACAGCAACCACTTGCGGGTGTCGATTCGGATCTTTGACCTGGCGATCCATTCGTTGTTGGCGATCTCGTCGCCGTTCTTGCTGTAGGTCGTGTCGTGGCTTGTTTCGTCCGCGATCTCCAGGATCTCGTCGGCCATGGTTTCAAGGCCAACCTCGCGTGCGTGCGCGTATTGCTCCCGGAACCCTTTGAGTTTCTCATCGGCCAGCCACCTAAACACGGTGCTCATGCCAGGCATTGAATCGTCGCGGCAGATCGATCGCAGGCTTTCGCCATCAGCAAGACGCAGACAAATCAGGTCCGCCACCTTCTGGTCAAAACTAGAAGGTCGACCGTTTTTCTTTGGTTCAGTCTTCGCTTTCATCGATGATCTTTTTCCATCTATCTGGGGTTTGTGCTCGTCGTTCGTACTTGCAAATTTTTTTGATGGTGCTGAGTGGGATGTCGAAGATCTTGGCCAGTTTGCGGTAGCCCACTTCCTCGTCTTCGTGCATGTCACGGATCTTGTCTATGACCTCATCCGGGAGGCGGGCATTGTGGTGGGACGACCCGATTCGGTATCCCTGTTCATTGACAGCCACGAAATGCACGCGCTTTTTCCCCTTCATCTCATCCCATCAGGCACTGCTTATCGCTTCGGAGGTTTCTTGCCTTTGTCTTTGCCATAGCCCATGATCATCTCCTCGAGTGTCGTGCAAAATTGCACTGCATTGATTTTGCATCATCATTGAATTTTCCGCAACGATGTCGCCCGTTTTTTCGAGCGCCCAATTTATTCGTTGTGGGCTTATGTTCCATCCTTCGCGTGTCATGTCGAGGATGCGTTTCGCGTGGTGTAGTTCGTCTCTCATTTTTTCCTTTGTGCGTGCATTGAAGCCATCACGGCTTTGAGTTCATCGACCGATTTGGCGCCGCGTTTTTTTACGCGCTCATCGAGTTGGTCGCGCCGCTTGTGCAGTGGCATCGACAGCAGGTGCCTGGCCTCGCACTCAACAAGCCACTCACGGGACCAGGAGCCGACGACACGCCCATCGTGGAGCGTGACATCGATCTCGTACTTCTCACGCGGCGTCAATGTCTTTGCGCCGATGCGGCCATGTGCTTGAAGTAGCCGTCGCAAATCTCGATGGCCTCGCGCATCACCATGGCATCGAATGCCTGGTCGAGTTTCGACTCGGCATTCTCGTCGTCGTTCCATCCGATCGCGAATGAGCACACGCCGTAGCCTTCAGGCTGGCAAAAGAATCGCAACTCAGGCGCGCCCTCATCGCTTTGTTTTTTGATCATCACGATCTGCCCATAGCGGGCCACATCAAACACTCGTGCAAATTTCATTCGTCTTCTCCAAGGTAAAAATAAATCGCCAGGCACAGCAGTCCAGCGAACACTCCGGCGCCGATCATCATTTCGCCAATTGTCATGAGCAGGTGGCCGATGTTCATCGCACGCAACTCAGGTTGATGGTCCGATACACGACGCCATCGTGCCATTGCTTGTCGCTCTCGATGTCGTAAAGTTCGAGCACATGCTCTGCCTCTGCGAACTTCACGCGCTGGTCACGGATGCAAAAGACATAGATCAATGGCGCCTTCTGTGTCGAGTACGCATCAATCAATTGCGGCAACAGCATGCGCTCTTTTTCTTTGATGTTGGCCGTGCCTTTGACATTGACCACAAAGGTGCGCTCGTCGCGCTGGATCACATAGTCCGGCATATTGCGAAGCACCGGGTTCAGGTTATAGAACGCACCAACATTGGCGAACTTTTCATCGAACCCCAGGCGCGTGCAGTTCCATGAATTGCGTGCGCACCATTGCTCGAACAGTTCCTCGCCGATGTTGACGCCAACTCCTTGCCTGCCTTCGTAATTTTGATTTGCATTGCCGTATGTCATAGCGCCCCTCGTATCTTCAATTCATTCAGTCTCAGCAGTGTGTTCAATGATTCGTCCTGTTGCCTTCTCGTTGTGTTCAGTTGCATGTCGTCGGTCAGGTTTAGCGCCTGGCCAATGATGTTGAACTCTTCGCCTGTCGTGCCCCACTTGCCAGTGCGCTCGTGCCTGGCTTTGACTGACTTGATTGCGGACAGTGATTGCTCCATCAGTTCGCGTGCCTCCACAGAATCGAAGTGATCTCCGGACATCACATAGCCCCAGTTCAATCTAAAGCACACCGTGTTCCATGTGTACTCGTCAGCGTCGCCGGTCTTGAACTTTTCCAACTCCATGTGTGGAATGAATTGCAGATCGACTTCGGCCTGTTTGTTATGGCGAAAAATCTTTGGCAATGCAGGCACAGGCTTTGGTCTGTACTTGCTTCGCTTCCTCATGATTTGCCTCTTGCATCAATTTCATTTGCCACATCCATGCATGCATTGCGCCATGTTTGATTCATGTTGGCTTGCGTGTTGGCCATCTCCACGGCAATTTTTTTGCAAGACTCGCGCTCTTCTTTTTGATGGAACATCATTGCGGCCTGGTATCTCTCATGAAGTTGCGATTCAAATTCAAGCAACAGATCTTCAATGGTGTCGCCATGTCCTGTCGCATATGATCTTTCAATCATCCACTGCGCAACCTTTTCTCGTTCTTCTTTGCGTGCTTGCTCGATTGCTTCGATGCTTGCTTCAATCACAGCGGCATCATGCTTCTGCAAAATGAGTTTGATCATCTTCAGCGCATTGGCGCCCAGGTGCTCGGCGGCTTTGTCGATGTTGCTCACAGTTTGATCCCCCTCACCATCTTGCAGTCGATGTCTTTGTTGTAGTGCGGCCAGTGGCCATCGCGCACCATGTCGCAGTAGCGTTGCTCTTCTTTGACTGCGTCCTCGTAATCCATCTGGCCAACAATGCCGAAGGCCACGACCAACAACAGCATTACTCCAATCGCTTTAATCGTTTGCATCACACTCTCCTTTTTTGTTTTCGCTTGCGCGAGGTTGACTCCACATTTTTCTGATCTGCTCCATGCATTCAGCGGCTCGCTTTTTGTTTTGCTCGAGTTCTTCAGCGGTCCACTGCTTTTCAAGTCGCAGAGTGTTCGGCTCGACATAGGAATGACGCAGGTGTTGCAAGAACTGCGGCAATGTCGGAGGCTCCATCGGCAGGTTTTCCATGGCACGCTTGAGCGTCTCTGGATGGTCCTTGTATCCGCCAAGTTTTTCTGCCCAGGTGTTCATCGCGTTGATGACGCCTGTGTCCATGCCGTCTGGCGTCAGTTGGCCCAACTTCCACATGTTGGTCCAGCGACTGCCGTAATGCGCATGCATGGTGTTAAAGATCTTCTGAATCCAAGAGTCCGGCAGGCGCCTGGGTTCCTGGTGTGATGTCGATGGTGTCGTAGGTGTCATTGGTAAGTTTCCTTTCATCTCCAAAAACTGCTCTTGCAAAAGCCAGGTTTGATGCCTGGTTGACTGTCATTTTTTTCTCGGCCTCGGTCTTCACCCAGTCCGCTTTGAATCCTGCCCATCCCCTGGCACAGCATTCGGTCAATGCCGCGTTCAATGACCAGCCTGCCTTGCGTGCTTCACGCTCGATCCCTGCCAGTGCCGCCTGGGTGACTGGTGCCTTCTTTGCCTTGCGGACTTTCAAGAATCCATCCCAGACTTCAGGACCGACACCGTCGGGACATGACAAGGGCTTGTCCCTTGTATTTTTTACTGGTGTCTGGTGTATGGTGTCTGGTGTCTGGTGAGCATTGCGTTCGGTATGCGTTCGCATAGCGTTCGCATTGCCAGTGGATTGCGGTTTATCCCACCTGGCCCTGGCGGAAGCGGCGGCTTTGCTGGATTTTTCACGATACCGCTCGATCTCAGCATCGGCCCGCTTGTTGTGCCAGCCATCGGCCTCGAGGAAAAAAAATTCTTCGAGCACGGTCTGCACGGCGGATTTTTCTTCCCGAGTTCGTGCCCCAACCAGGCGCTGAACGGCGCTCAGATCGGCAGGGAGTGGCCGCTCCTCGGCGTAATACTTCCTGATCAAGCGGCTGTAGGCCGCGTCTTCCACGAAGGTGAGATGCGCTGTTGCCTGCGCATAGTCACCGATGTGGTGCTCGTAGTAGTTCATCACGCACCTGCCTTTGCGGCTTCTTGCAAGTGCTGTTTGATGACCTCTTGGGCCGCTTTGGATGTGCCCTTGGTGCAGTCAACGCAGGCCGCGTTGATGACATATCGCTCGGTGCATCCGCACTTTGGGCAGGGCTTGCCGGTGTACTTGCGCTGGCCCTGGCGTGCGGCTTCGATACGGGGAGAAGGCATTGAATTGCTCCATGTGTTTGTGATGGTTTTGCCATTGTAAAGCAAAAACACATGGAGCAGTCAAGCACTTTTTTACAGGTCGGATTCTTTCACAAAAACGCCGTCGATCATTTGGCCCTTGCGGTCCTTGATTTCGTCGTAGGCCATCTCGATGCAGGCCTCAATGCTGAAGCCCATCTGCTCGGCCAGGATGGTCAGCACCACCACCGCGTCGCCGATGCCGTCCATCACTTTGACCTGGTCTTGGCGTGCCAGGCCTGCGGCCAACTCGCCGATCTCCTCGATCAGTTTGGTGAACTGCTTGTCGGTCGTACTGCCGGACACCAGGTTGCGCTGGTGCGCCCAGCCACGGATTTTTACGAAGTCGTCGTAGGTTTTCATGCTTGGCTCAATCGTTGTTTGAGTTCGTATCCCATCAGCGGCCAAATTTTGTTGACAGCATTCTGGCGTGCGATCTTTTGACCGATCTCGGCGTCAAAGTTTTCTGGGCTGGCGCAGGCCGACTCGCCGGTAACGGTGAAGCCATTGCGCAGCACAAGGACACAAAAGGTCAACAGCTTCAGGGATGGGTCTGGCCGATGGTTTGACACCCGTTCAGCGCCGTCCCATGCAGTGAAATAGTTTTCCTGGGCGATGTTTGCCTCGATGTCGGCAGGCGTGACACGAGGAGCGGTTTTGCCTTTTGCTTGAATCTCTTGCTCAATAGTTTGGTCAGTCATGATTGCCTTTCGGTGGTTAAAAAATCAGAAGGGAATATCGTCGTCCATGTCTGCCATGTTTCCAGCAGGCTGTTGCGATTGTTGCGATGCAGGGGCACCTGCACTGTGGGTACCCTCACCGCTCTTTGGAGGCAGGTCAATCTGGTCCACAGACAAGCGCAGGCGCGTTTTCGGCGTGCCGTCCTTGGCTGTGTATGCCTCGAGTTTGATCGGCCCGCTGACGGTCACGCGGTGGCCCTTGGCCAGGTACGGTTGCAGGCTGGTGGCACGCTTGCCCCAGAGTGCGCAGTCGACCCACATGGTTTCGGGTTTGTCGCGGGTGCCGGTCTGGACACCGATTGCAAAGTTCAGGATGTTGTCGCCGTTGTGCTGGCGCAGTTCGGGGTCGCGCCCCAGGTTGCCGGATAGTGTTGCAAGGTTCATGCGTTGGATTCCTTCGAAATTTGGACGCGTACGAAACCACCGATCTGCCCCGCGTCCACTCGTGCAGTCAGTGTTGTGAATTGCTTGTCATTGATCTTGAGTGCATCAGCGACGCCATCGAGGCCAGACTTCATCCTGGCCACCAGGTTGTCTCGATCGTAACTGCGCCGGTCAGGCGGCACGAACTCGAGCACCAGGTGCAGGTTGCCCGCAGGCACCAGGTCGGTCCTGATGCGGTACTGCTCAAGGGTCAGTGCCCAGCATGCCTCGCGGTATGCGGCCTTGACCTTTGACACCTTGGCCCAGTGCAGTCTTTTGTTGGGCGACAGATCCGAAGGTGGCCAGCCCAAGACCAGTTCAATCATTGACTTCACGCCCGAAGACGATGTCGTGCGCAGAGATGTCGATGCCTCGCTCCCAGGCAAGTTCAAGCAGGCGGCGCTGTACCGAGGTGGGCACGACGCCGGACTTCTGCCAGCGGGAGACTGCGGCGGGATCGCGGCCCAGGGCGCGTGCCAACTTGCGCACGCCGCCGAACATGTCGATTGCCAGTTCGACAGGGGTGGTGTGATTTTGTAGGGTGTTGTTCATCCCTCAATGATGACACATCATCAACGAGCCGTGAAGCCCTGATTTCATGCGGGTTCCAGCCCGTCTTGTTGCAAATCCACAACGGGCCACAACTGGGGTCGAAAAAAAACTATTGTGTTGTGGAAATGTGTTGATGTAAGATCACCATATCGACAGCAATAACGCAGTCGGTTTTTGAAAGGAACCTGTCATGACCACTATCACCAACACCCCCGCTTCCGCCGACGAACTCGGCACCCTGCTGGCTCAGATCGCTACGCTCACCAAGCAGGCTGATGCCATCAAGGACTCCATGAAGGACATCGCCAGCAAGGGCGGCGCCACCGTGTTCGAAGGCGCCCTGTTCAAGGCATCGTATGTCGAGGCCAACCGCTCTGTCACCGACTGGAAAAAACTGGCCAGCGACCTGGGCATCAGCGCCGACAAGATCGCCGAGTACACCAGCACCACCGCTGTGTTCAGCATCAAGACCACAGCACGATGATCCAGTACGGCATCCTGGATGACGAGGGCGCCGTGGTGCGCTGGGTATGGGACAAACCCTCATACCCGCACATCACCCGCAAAGTGCCCCGTCACCGCAAGCCCAAGATCGATTGGACCAATTTTGAACCCGCACCATTCTGAGGAGAACACCATGGACACATACACCGCAACCGGCATCGCTGAAGGTTTCATCGAGGCAGACAGCAACGAGCAGGTCATCGAGGCCTGGCAGACATTGATCGACACCGGCCTGGCCTGGCAACTGCAAGGCTGGTTTGGCCGTCAGGCACAGCGCCTGATCGAGGATGGGTACTGCCTGCCCGCCGAAGAGAGCCGCCTGCTACGGGCCGCAAAAGCCCTGGGCAAGATCGAATTCGTCAAGGTGGGGGGCTGATCATGTGGTTCACATCCTCACACGGCAGGATCGAGATCGAGATGACCCTGGCCCAGGCCCAGTCGGCCACGCACCCAGGCCCATGCGACAGCGATGTCCTGGCCCTGTCCAACCACCGCAAGATCCGCCGCCAGTTGGAGCGCATCGATGCCGAGGCACTGCGCAAGGAACTGCGCGAGTACGGCGCCTGGGATGACCAGGAACTGGCCGATCACGAGCAGAACCTCCAGCGCATCCTCTGGATCGCGGCAGGCGACATCGTCGAAAACCACTGGAGCAGATCATGAGCCTATA